TTCGCAGAGCAGGGCGGGCATATCCACACCCCTGACAGGATCGACGTAGCGACAAAGAGGGGCAATCGAGTTCATGTTGATGTCGATCAGGTCGTCCACACCCGTAAGAGTAATGCGGAAACGGCGCCTGTCCTTTGATTGCAGATCTTGCCGCTCCGCTGCAATCAGAACTGCATCATCCTCATCGGTGAAGAATGTCGGCACCGGATCATCGCTCTTTCGGGCAAGGCTCCCATATTTGGCCTGAACACCTTCATCAATCGCAGTGGAGCGCCGGAATTCGTTCAGGATGAAGCCGATTCTGTCAGCGGTCGCGGGCATCAGTCGTTCACCTTCACCTTGGTCTGGGCCTCAACCCACGAAATCAGTTCGTCAAGTTGGAGGGAATGGACGCTGCATTGGTAGCGCTCGGCGAGAGATAGTCCGTCCTCTCCGGTCGCTGCATCAGCACCGAAGGCGGTAGCGGGAAGGCTGGGCATTGTGATGCCACCGGCTGCACTTGCAGCGTTGGTTCTGCCCGCATCCCGCCGCAAGCTGTCGTAGCGAGAGCGCAGCAGAGCAAGGCGATCATTGAAGCGTTCTTGGGCACGTTCGTTGTTCCTTTCAAATTCGGCTCGCACGCGGGCAAGGCGCACCTGTTCAAGCCATTGTGCTTGCGCCATGGCCGCCCGATAGACTTCCTTGGTCTTGCGGTGATTGTCCGCCTCAATGCGGCGAAGTTCTGTCATGCGATCGAGGCGCGCGATCAGGCCGCCGCCCAGCAGCGGAAAGCCGTGGATCTGAATGAGCAGCGCCACCACGAACGCGATCAGCGTGGCGATGATGGCACCGGCCACCTTCATCGCGAGCGGGGCAAAGAGGCGGGCGATCATATCAAAGTACTGCACTTGGCGCGGCTTACGTTACCAACGCGATGATTTTGCCAGCCACGGCGGAACCGGATCAGGGCGGGATTGACCCGCACAAGCCGATCATATTCCGCAGATTGCTTGGCATCGAGCCGGTCAAGGATGCGAACGCACAGGCCCTTGCTGCCCATGCGCAACTGGCACGCCTGATACGCGGCGATGGTGCCACGGCCCACCTTGCCATCCGTGACAATGCCCGCACCGCAGACCTCATTCAGAGATTGCTGAAACCAGCGGGAAGGGCGGGCTGGCCCCATATTGACTCCGGTATCAACAAGTTCCTCGGCAACAGCCGGTTCGATTTCTACCATCGGCATGAAGCCGGGCCTTTCGATATAGGTTGAGACATAGATCCGGCCCGCCTTGTCTTTGGGCAAGTTACGCATCGGGCCGGTGTAACCATGCGCCACGGCCACGCGCTTCGTGATGCCGAAGTTGGTTTCACCGCCTGGATCAACCGGATCATTCACATAACCGCCTTCAGCCGCAAAAATTGCAGCGAGGATCACAGCGATAGCCGCACCTGTGCGCTTAGCAGTTGCCGTCTTTGGCTTGGCCTGTTCAACCATTGCCCTTGCCTCCCAGCTTCACAACGCGGGCACCAATGGCTGCACCCGCCACGATCACGCCCGCAAGCAGGCGCACCGCGAGCGGCAGGGCTTCCATCAACTCGGCATAGCCGCGCGGGTCCATGGCTGCCCATTGGGCTACCGCGCCTGCCCCCAACGCAAGGCGCACGGATGCAAACCGCCATGCTTGGCGGGCATTCTCTATCAACGTCATGGGATTCCCTTCCGGGTTAGTCCGCGTCTTTCGCGGCCATTTGTTTGAGTTCGTCCAAGATATGCTTGGCGCGATCAAGGACAGCAGCAGCCGGGTCCATTTCTTTGACCTTGGCCCAAAGCAATTCGATGACCGTGATCTGCATGGCCCGCCGTTCACGGCTATCAGCTTCCCGGGCCATGCTGGCGACCTCGCGCTTGCGGCACTCGGCCAATTCCTTTTCGATGCGCTCGAACCGCGCTTCGATCTTATTCCAGATAAACTTCGCTCCCGCGCCGATAACTGTCAGGACGCCGCCGCTACCAACGATGGCCGTTATCACTTCCCCCGTGCTCATAAGATCAAGCGTCCCGAGCCAGATAAATGGGATCGGCCAAGCAACATGCTTTGTGTTTCATCGGTCAATCCTCCTTCAAATCAAGCGCCAGCTATCCGTGACCAGATTATAGATCGCCAAGCCGGGATTGGCGTTGCGCAGCGGGGATGTAGAGAACGTCACGATGCCGCGATCTTTTGGCGGGTTGGCGCTGGATGCGTTGCTAATGCCCGAAACTGTGCCGGTGGGCGCGGTAACGGTCGCACCTGTTTTGCTGGTGGCCAACGTGTAGCTTGCCCCTGCTGTGTCATAGGCTTGGAAGTGCAGCCGCCAGCCCGATCCAGACGTTGCCGATATCCAGAACCGGCCCTGATTTACCAACCGGGCAGCGGCGCTTTGATCATCGCTGTTGCGGATGCAGTCCATCAGATTGTTAAGGCTGGCCCACATGTCCACCCCGATGCGGAACCACCGGATCAACGAAGTGTTTGCAGCCGCCATGTTTGCATCCGTTTTCGCGGTGAATACTGTACCGTTCAAGGTGACAGTTTCACCATCAGCGAAGTTGCCGTTAGCTGCGGCAAACAGGATCGAACCTGTCGGCCATGTACCAGACACGGTTACGGAAGGTGTGCGCAGTTCACCCGCCGCCACAAAAAGCCCAATGGCATCACATTGCGCGCCTTCCCTGTAAAGCGAACTGCCGAAGGTGAAGGTGTTGGCCCGCGCCGTCGCGCTGGTGCCGAATGTGGCGCTGCGCGATACGTTGCGGGTGAACCGTGCGATATCCAGATTTGTGACGGTTCCGGTGGCGCGATAATCAAAGTTGCGCTCGCCTGTATCGGCATTCGGCAGACTTTCAATGATACGGAATTGCAGCGCATTGATAACCTGAAATGTTATTCCGGCGAGCGCCGTGGAGATGGTCGCCCATGTAGCACTGCCAACGGGCGCGCGCTGGATCACTGCACCGCTTGTCGCCCGATCACGCCAAGCCGCCGCGTATTGGTGCCCTTCACGATAGCCGTGCGGCGCGGCCAAAGTGATAACCCCGTCTGTCGATACGCTGGCAATCGCCAGCCATGCATCTTGCGCGCCCGCACTGATGCCACGACCAATGCCGATAACATCATCGCCATCGCAGTAATTGAGCGAACTCTCACCCACAACGAACCAATCGCGCCCGTTGCTAGTAGCGCCCGCTGCGCCAAACGTCACACGGTTCGCACCTGTCGAAAATGCGCCGGATTGTGGACCAGCGGCGAAACTGCCCGAAACGGTCGATTGCAGCAGGCTGTTATGGCCAAACGCCGCATTTGCGCCAATATTGCTAAGCCCGCCCCAAAGATTGGGCGCGGGAAACACAAGCGCAGCGGTGTAGGAACGAACTTCGAAGTTGTTGTTGTTGTTGCTGTCGTGCTCAAAGAACAGGACGCCATTCTGCGCCCAATAAGTCACATCATCGATCACCGTATCGGTCGAGCTATTCAGCACAGCCACAGTGTTTGCCAGCGTCTCGGCAATGGTTGCGCCAATTTGCACATCAAGCGCGGTTGTCGGCGTGGCTTTATAGGTGATCGTCTTTGTCAGGCCGAAGCCCGCGCGCCAGAACGCGCCTTCGGTCGGCACACTTGGCATGGTTGCCCGCAAGATCGCGCGCCGCGTCGTCTGCCGTGATGCCCCGGCCAAAGCACCAAAGCCAACAGCAGTGTCCCCGGCATAACTGGTCGGCAGGCCGCTGTTTGCGTAATTCGTGCCGCCTGTCAGCGTTGCACCAGAAACCGTGATGGTTGCCCCTGTCGCCACCAGCGTAAAGCTGTTGCCAATGGTGCCGCGCGATGTGGATGCCACCAAAACCGATGTTTGCGTCGTATCATCCAACCGGTAGAACGCGGCCAAAATGCCAGCATCAGTCAAACCAAGCAGACACCGCAACAGATTACGCGCAGCCTCTGTCGCCGTTGCTCCGCGCGCAAATTCATAAGCTGTGGATGGCGCTGTTCTCGCAGTCAGAACCACGCCGTTGATTGTGTAAAATTCACCATCGTTAGGGGCAACCGCAAACGGGATAGACCCCGTTGCGCGAGTGCCATAGCCGGGAAGAACGCGCCCGTTTTGATTGGTATCTTGACCAGCATGAGTGCCCACGAAGGTGGCGTAATCGGAAACCGCCCGCGCGCCTGTCCATGCGCCCCCCATAACCGGAGCATAGCCACGCATGTTAATGCCGCACGAAACACCGATTGATACTGGTTTGCGCGTGTAAAGTTGGCCCTGCCCAACCCCGGCACCCGTGCCAAGATTGACAGCATTGCCGTCGTGGTTCCCCGAAACATCGGCAGGCCCTGTCGCATCGTCACCGATAACCACGTTGCCCTTGGCATCAATTGCAGATGCAAAGGCAATGGCTTGCGCTTGGGCAAGGCTGTTTGATGTCGCGGTGCGGTCTGCACCGGTCTGCACCCGATCCGCCGCCACTTGGCTGGCCAGCGCGGGCACATCAAGAATTTCAGGCAGGCTGTCTACCACAGGCTGCACTTCATCAAGCACGTCCTGCGCCTCACCCGCCCAATACTTCGCCCCCCGCTCACCCGGTGCAGCGCCGGGAATATCGGCGTCGGTGTCTGAGTTGGCGTAGGCGTTGGCTAGGGCTGCCGCCGTCCCTGCCCGTGCGGCCTGCCTTGCGGCTTCAAGCGTGTTTTCCCCCCGCAACACCTTAACTCGGCCATCAGCGCCAGTCTTGGTAATCGCACGCGGACCTGCTCGTGATGTGATTACTTTGGTCATCAGTCGCCAATCCCCGGATAGAGAGTGAAGGTGCCATACGAGTAGATGAGCTGTTGCCCGCCCGATGGGGTGACAAGAAGATCGTAATGCAGGACGAGCGGCTGATCTGTTGGCGTCGATCCCCATGACAGCCCTTCAAGCGTGGTTTCGGGGATCAATGGCCGAATTGTGGTGGCGCCAACAACCGCTCCCGTTTCTGGGTCAACGTAATCAGGATCATAAGTGGCGTTGATGCCCTGCGAACCAGCGGATGCCGCGTTCAGGGTCATGGCAGAGATTACGGCTCCGCCCGGCGCTGCGGCAAACTGCATCGTGAATGCCGCGCCCGACCAATTCTCGCCGAGTTCGACGTAATCGGCCTCGGTCGTTGTGCCGCCCCACGGGACGCGCTTGCTGCGGTGCTCAATATTGTCTTCGAAAGCCATTGTTCACCCCTCGATTAATTTCCAGAAATCACAGATTGCCAATCGATCGCCGCCGCCGCGTTGACGCCGGCAACCGTTGTGGCTTGATCGACCGCGCGTTTTGCCGCCATGCGTGCGGCTTCAATCCTTGGCCCGATCACCGTCCAGGCATCGGCTTGATCGACAACCGCCTGTGCGATGGTGCCGATTGTCAGACCGGTGGCTAGTGCTTCGGCCTCAAGGAATGGTGCGGGCGCGGCTTGATCTGCCAGGCATGCGCGGGCCTCGGCTTCTTTTCGCAGATAGGTCATGGCCTGCCCGCTGCCCGATGTGATGAATTGCCCGCGCACGGCTTCGGCTTCAATGTCGATTTGCGTCGAAACCAGCGGCTTCAAATCGAGAACCGATTGCACCTGTATCGCAGCGGTCAAACCGTCTGGCGCAATGATCCAACTGCCAACGCTATCGACAAAAACGCAGACCTCACCCTCGGCTTTGTTCTGTAAAACCGTGTCCTCTTTGGGATTTATCAGCATCAGGCGCGGCACTTGGCCAGCCTCTCCAATCAGGGCGACAATCATCGATACCTCCGCAACACAATCATGGTGGCCGCGCCGGGGTTTATGGAAACCGTGCTGTCCTGCATTGTGGCATTGAGCGTTACCGTGCGCATGCCTGCCGCCACCGGCATTGATCCGAGAATGCAGTGGCCAGCGCCCACCATGTTGCCGGTCATTGACTGCGCCACATTGCCGTCAATCACCAGTTCAAGCGCCCACGTCCGCGCGCCAGACGAATAGGTGAAGGTATTGGATGCAACGACGATGATATAGCCAGCCTCTGCCATCGTAACATTCAGCGTTACAGCAACTTGTGACGACCCTGTGCCGGTGATCGTGCTGCCGTTCGTGGCTTGATCCGGCACAGTGACGCTATCGGCAACGATTGCCGTTGTGGTGACTTGATTATCCGCAACGCCGCCGCCTGAATTGATCGTGTCGGCAACGTCATCAGACGTAATGCCGCCCACAGGCGTACCGGTAGGAGCGCCAAGTGTTGCCCCGGCCTCAGCCGGTTTCAGATCCTCGACGCTCTGGCCATCGTTGAATGCTATGTCTTCGGCAAAGGTCGGCGGATTTAGAATATCCCAATAGGCATCCGAGTCTATCGGCCATGTCGGCGGAGCATTGCCGGTTGAGGCAACCGGATTGACGTACAGCCAGCGCGAACCGTCCGCGACATCAACCATGTGGCCTTCACGATACGATTCAGTGGCGTCATAGCGGCCACGATCAACAAGCTGCGCAGCGAAAGCAATTTCATCAGACGAATGCACTCGCCAACACCGGTTGGCGCCAATGATGGTTTTCCAGAAGGGTGGACTTACATCGAGTTCTGCGGCTTCTTTCACTTGCGGCCAAGACTTGCCGACCGCGTTGAAGGTCATGCTTTCATCCTGGCCGAACGTGATCTGGATCACCGTAAAGCGGCCATCAAAGCCGACACCGGCCTGATAATTGCAGTAGAGCGCCATCTCCCGCGCGATGTCTGCAAATCTTGTCTGGCCACTCAGGACCACGCCCACGGAATAGGGCTTCTCAAGGTCCAGAGCGGCCAAGGTTTCCGCATTCAATGCGTCTGCATTGACGCCGGCAATCTCGGCAAGTGCAGCAATAACCTCACCCGTAAGGGTGGGGCTGGCTGCGCCGATCTTGTGGCCAATGACATCCCCGGTGATGACACCGAATTCCGGCGCTCCGAGCCGCACCATCCCTTCAGCAAGGCAGGTTGCCCAGCGACCGGGCGCAATCGTTGCTGCGACCAGAGCAGCGTAGTTGGCATAATCGCCGATGGCGCTGCCAAAACTCGCACCTCGTTCAAAGAGAGCGGAAACGGCCTCGATCGCACCATAGCCCGAAAACTGGTAGACCGAGTTTACCGCATTGATCAGCACCGGCTGCACGCCCTTGGCCGAACCGATCACCAGCGGCTTGACTTGGCCCTTGTTGTCGGCGCTGCCTTCGGCTCCACCGGTCCCGGCATAGGTGGAAGGCAGAACGTCAACATTGAACGGTTCAAGATCGACCTGACAGCCAAGGGTAAGGGTATCACCCTTGATCCCGAAACCGGACACCTTGCCAACAAAGCGCTCGCGCCAAGGCCATGCGGTTCCCGGTTTCTCGGCATAGATTACCACCGGTGCCCCGATCCACGCGCAGTCATCTGCGAACGGGAAGGTTTCCTTCAACGTCCGCAGATTGATGACGAGGCTGGCATTCCCCACCGAGACTGCATCAGCAAAATCCCCGTTCCACACCGTCATGGTGAGCACAGGGGCATTGACCATTGCGGGCTCCCATTGCCGCCCCCCTGCGCCATTCACCAGCGGACCGCTCACCAGATCATTGACCGATGAAACGCGCACGTCCGCACGCTCTCCGGTAAGCCGGTAGAGTGGTGATATCTTCGCAAGGCAGGCCAGCATCAGAAGGCAAGCCTTTGAGTGAATGAGGACGTATCAGCACCGCTCGCGCCATTGGCGACAAGCTGCCTGTAAACCGCAATCGTATTGTCATTCAGCGAGTCCAGACGCCCACCTAGCGCCTCGATCAAAGCAGTTGTCTGGCTATCGATCGCCGAAGCTGTCACGTTGTTCTGCGCGGCCAACTGCGAAAACGGGCTTTCTGTTGCTCCCGATGCCGCGTTGATCGCATCCTGCCGGCCAATGGCCCCGCCCGATATGCCTGTGACCTCTTTCAACAGCGCGAAGTATGCTCCCGTCGAACCGGACAACTGCCGCTCAATATCCAGCAATGTCCGCGCCGCTTCGGCATAGGCGTCGAACGCCGTCACATCCCCAGCTTCTACGCGCGCCTTCAGTGGATTGTAGACATTGAGCGCCGAAGACTTTCGATCACGCAAGGACAGGCCATTGTCGCCAATGGTCAGGTCGCTCATCAGAGAGCGGAGTCCAGCAACAATCCTGTCGTTCGCTTCCTTGACTGCCTCGACGCGCTTGATGCCGTAGAGTTCTTCAAGGTCGGCATATTCAGCCGTGGATGCACCGGCCTCCTTGAAAATGCTGATCAGTCCTTTGAACTCGGCATTGAGTTCATCCAGTGCCGCGCCCATTGGATCTTTGATGGCGCGCAGGGATTTGAAAACACCTTCGAACTTGAGTGCCTTTTCGACCTGAACATTTATGTCTGAGCCAGCAGACAATATTCGCTTAGCCCCGGCGCGGATGCCTTGAATAGCGCCGTCCTCAATTGCGTTGCGCAGCGCGACACGGAGGGCTTCTTCCATGTCTTTGCCATCATAGATGATGTCCTTGCCTATTTGAGATTTTTTATAATTCTTGTCTGCAACCTTAGAGGAACCTGATGCTGAAACAGATACATATCCGCTTGAACGAGAGCCGATGCTGACTGCATAATTCCCAAGCGAACTTCCAAACGCCTTGGCGATAGTATCAAGTCCAGCCTGCAAACTATTTGCAACACTCCCAGAAGACTCAGATTGCTTTGAATTCCCCCCCGACGAAATCACACCATTGCTGGCCACCGAATAACCAGCCTTGGTGCCTCCGAGAATTTTGCCAATCTTACCCAAGATCCCACCAACAAGTCCACCTATCAACTCGCCTCCGGGAATGCCGCTAAATGCGCCAAGCGCCCCACCGATCTGTGATCCCTTGCTTGACAGCCCAAGGCCAAGAGCATTGCCAAGGTCTGCGATTTGAGCGCCTGCTTGAGCACCACCGAACGCTGTTCCGAGTGCTCCTTTTATGCCCTTTGGCAAGAATTTCAGTTCTTTCAGGCCACCAAGGATCGCACCAAAGCCTGTTCCGGTCGTAACCTGTCCTTCAAAGACACCACCGAGCACACCGCCAAGGTTGCCGGCCAACTTCTTACCGAGAAGCGGCTCAAGCACAGCGGCAAACCGCCCGCCAAACGCTTGAGATACGCCACGGAAGTATGCCTCCGGTGTCAGGTCGTTGACCGTGCGTTGAGAGGCACCCTTCTTTGGGGCTTCGACCACGATTGGCGCATTGGGATCATAGTTATCGTTCGATGGAGCTTTCAGCAAAGGAGGGATGCCGATTGCCCCCCAACCACCGCTGATAGAAGCAGAACCGACCATAGCCGAACCAGAGATGCGCGCCGCTGCGCTATTCAAGGCGTCAGCCATCAAACCAGCGGCATTGCCCGCGCGCTCCGTTTCCTTGGCCATCATATCCACGCTTGAACCGATGCCGGTCTTTTCACGCACCCAGCGGTCAAGGTCACGGAACACATCGCCGAACAATTGCTCCGCCAGAATGCGGCCTTGCAACTGCTTGAACACGTTCTTGAGGTTCGACAGTTTACCGGTTCCGGCCAAGATGCCTTCAACCTCACTGCGGATTGACCGTGTGGCATCGAGATAGGCGCTTTGGATTTCATTGGCACGCTCAAGCTGCCGGTTCACTTCTTCCTGTGCCTGAGCAGTCGCCAAGATCTGCGCCTTGCGCTCCTTTGTCAGCGGGCCAAGACGGTCTTCGATCTGATAGATTTGGCGCAGGGCATCGGCTTCAGCGAACCTCCCTTGCGACAAGAGCGTTTGCACCGCCAACTGCTGCTGAGCATCATCGGTGATCTGCCGCATGATCTGCTGGAATGCAGCATCGGGCAGGGCGGCCTTGAGCGCTTCGGCTTCGCGGATGGACGCCTCGAAATTGACCGGCCTACGGTTTTCAAGGTCCGAGATGATATCGTCCAACTCGCGGGTTGCGCGGTTGATACGCTCCACCTCGGGCGGGATGTCCGTGAAGGAGTCGCGGATGTTGGCGATCTTTTTACCGGCGTCCTCGCTGAACTCGCCGAGGCGCATAGTGGCGCGTGCGGTGCGCTCTGCTTCCTTGGCTGGGTCTGCGCCTTTCGGCCCCTTCTTACCGGGCTTCAGTGCGTCTTCAGCCTTCTTCTTCGCAACCGTGAGGCGCAATGCCTCCCCCTCGTACTGGTCGCCAGAAAGGTGTCCTGGCAGTGTCGATGCAGCGAGTGGGTCAACAAACTCCCGCTCCCGCGACTGCCTGCGCCGAAGTTCCAGCGCACCCATGTCTCGCCTGTACTGATTTTGGACGGCAAGTTGCGGGTCCGCGCGCTCAAGCGCACGCTGCTGGCGAATGGCAATGTCCGCGTTGACCTCACCAGCGCGCGATTCAGCGATACTTGCGCGCAACTTTCGCTGGTTTTCAGCCAGCGCGCCCATGCGATAGGTTTCGGCGGCAGACAACCGATTAAACGGGTTGAGCGATGTGGCACGCTTCCTGAGAGCCTGAAGTTCGGCATTCTCGCGATTGGCAAGGGCCGTAAAATCTCGCGTTGCCTGCTGAGCCGCGATAGCCTTTGATTGCAGAAAGTCGCCTTGCACAGCGATAGCGCCACGAATTTCTTGCGATAACTGCCCAAACGCGGTCGCAGCTTCGTTTGCCGTGATCGTCAGGCCACGCAAGCCGTTCGAGAAATCATAGGTCTTGCCTTTGGCTTCATCAGCCGCATCGCCGGTTCCAAGGATCTTATCGATCAGCGGAACAAGAGCGACACCAGCGATAAGGATCGCTGCACCCCAAGGGCCAGCAAGGAAAGTCGAGAATTGACCGACCTTGCTCAACGTCTTGTTGGCATTGCCTTCAAGGCCAGACAGAGCGAATGCCAACTGCGGAACCTGCTGCGCAAATACGGTTGTGGCGTTCGTTCCCATTTGGAACTGGATGGCCATGTCCTGAATCTGCTGACCAGCCTGAATACCTGCTACGCGCACCGAGCGCATGGAATTGATGACGTTCTGCGCCTCGTTCGTTCCGCGCTTTGCCGAGCTTTGCTGTTGATCCTGTGCAGCCTCAATCAGCCGCATGGCATTGGTCTGCTCGCTCGCCGCCCTTGTGACGGCCTGAGAATAAAGGCTTTGGTCAATGACCCCCGCCTTCAGCAGCGTGCGAGCGTGCTCCAATTCGTTGTTATACCGCTGCTGGACGGCAACCGCTGGATTGAGACGAGCGTTCAAAGCATCAGCCGCTTGCCCGAGGCGCTGCAATTCGGCGGCGGCATCAGCCTTTACCTTATCCGATGCAGCAGCGGCGGCCTGCTCTGCGGCGATACGCTCTTTAGCTGCATCCGCAGCGGCGCGCTCGACCTCTGCTAGAGCACCGGCAACTTCCTTGCCCTTTTTCTGGACACGGCCAAGCACGCTCTCAAGTGTCGTGACAGACATCACCGCGCTATCGACGGCACCCTTACCAGCCAAGAAAGCCTCAAGTCCCGTGCGGTCATCAACTTTGGGGCGTGGCGCAATCCGCTCATTCTCGAAGACGGCAGCAGAATCCCGAGCGCTTCGGCCAGGACCACTCTGATTGAGATACGGTGCGGATAGTGCATTGAACTGCTGCTGCGCTTTATACGCAGCATTGGCGACCTTGGCTTGCTCAAGAAAGGTGTCACGGTAGGACTGGGCCAATGCCTCGTTGTCGCGGGTAAGGCCGGTCACTGCACTTTGAAGGTTGCTGTAAGCCGTGACTTGATCACGGGCTGCTGCTGCTGCTGCTTCTGACTGCGCCGCCTGCGCCTGAAGCGCGGTCACGAATGCCTTTGTGCTTTCCGAATTGTCGCGGGTCTTGGTCGCCAGTTGGATTGCAGCATCCCGAAGCGCCTGCACCTTTTGCATGGTGAAATCGGCCTGCGCAGATGCCGCGCGAAGGCTGGAAACGTCGAGGTCAAGCCGAAAGTCGCCATCACGCAGTTTTCCGCTCACGCGGTCCACCATTTTGCCGATGGAGTCGAATGCCTCAGAGAATGGTTTCTTGACCTCACCGCTCAGTTGCGCGGCATCGGCCAGGAACTTGCTCTTGGAACTTCCATCCGTCTTATATTCGATCTTGATGAAGCCGGGGAAGACCGGACCAGCAGCCATTTACGAGATCCTTCCAAGAGCTTCGGTGAATAGGGCGGGTAGTTCTTGAGCCACCGAACGCAGGATTGCCGCGACATCGATACGCGCGGCCCGTGCCGTGCGCGGAATCGCGATGAACGCGACGATGAATTCGCGGGCCACTTGCCCCTTGCGAGGCTGTCCGCTTTTCCTGAGATTTTTGGCAGATCGGCTTGCACCCGTTGCCGAGACGCCAACATTCTTGACGATCAGGATCGGGTTGCCGTTCTTGGCCTTGGCGAACACCAAAGGCCCAATGCGGTTGTCAAGGCCGAGTTTGGACCAGTTGCCGGGCGTAACGCGAGCGCGCTTTTCTTTTGCACCGGCAACGCGGGCAATGTCGTCCGTGGGAATCCACAGCCATCGCCCGCGCACCGGCCTGATTTCCGCGCCTTGGGTATAACTTTCGATTGCGCCCAAAGTCCGCTCAGACTTTGATCGAACAAAAACCACACCCGATGCCGAGAAGCCGTCACCCTGCCGATAGACAGTGCCGCGCTTCTCGGCATCAGAGGAATGGCCGATAGCATTGCCGAGGCGGCCAAGAGCAGCGCTCTTCATCGCATCACGAATGCGGCCTTTGGCAATGACAGCCGCGCGCCTTGTCGCCTCAAGCGCAGCAGCCTCAGAACGCAAACGCGCGAACTTGTCGAGGTCATCAAACGCATTGGGAAAGGAAACGCTAACTGCCACTGGATTTCCTCATCTGGGCTTTGGCATCGGCGATGACGGCGAATGCCTGCAAAAGCAGAAGGGGCTGGTCGAGAACCGAACCGCCATCGGGAAAAACCATGCCACTCATCCCCCGATCGCAATCGCGATGAAGGTTGAGCAGCATGACATGATCATCAGTTATGCGGTGACGGGGGTTTTCTTCGAACGTGCCCGCGCCGGGGATTTCCCATCCGGCTCCGAGGTGTTCGTCTCGTTCAAAGGCGCTGGGGCAGTCGGCAACGGCGACTGCAATTCGGAGTTTCCCGCCTCTTCTTTCTTCAGATACATGCGGTTTGAGCAAGCGATGGAAAGCTGCATCCACGCCACGCCTTCAGGCAGGCCGTTGGCCTTTTCGAATTCGGACAGCGCCTCTTGAATGGCCTCAATTGTTTCGAGAGTGAAGTAGCCGCGATCAATCCGACGCTTCACGTCAAGCCCGGTAAAGGACTTGATCGTGACAGCATTCAAGATCGGGAAGGACATCTCGGCGTAGTCGGCATTGTCCGCAATCATCACACACAGCGGTTGCCACTGCTGAGTGACCTTGCGGATGACCTCATCGACTTTGGCTTCAGTGGCCTCATCGAATTCCCATTTTAGATTGGGATCATCCTTGACCTGCACTTCAAAATCGTCGCGCGCTTCCCAAACGGATTTTACGAAAGGGAAAAACTCTTCGAATTGCTCTTTCCCCCACAGAGCTTTCAACCCCGTTTCCGTCTCTCGGCGCATCGCCGCGTTATCGTGATAACGAATACCGCTTTCCAGAAGCAGGCGGCGATGGAAACGCTTTTCGCGCGTGGTCGATGCGCGAAGTGTAAAGGAGGGCGCTCCCTCAATTTCCTTGAGAGAGGCTGGGGTGAAGGAAAGCAATTCACTTGCTTCAACGGGGATGTCCTGGGGCACGTCAGGATGTCCTTTCAGTTAGGGGAGGGGTCAGTACGGGAAGTTCACCACGATCGCGCGGCTGAGGGCATCGATCACAAGGCGACCGCTTTCCATGACGATGTTTCCGCCAAGGTCGGGGTTTTGGTAATCGTAGCGGAAGTCAGGAACCACGATCTGCACAAGATTGCCCGCTGTGCTTCCCCACTGGGCGAAGAAGGCATGGTTGCCCTGAGCATCGGCCAGCGTGAGGGTGTCAAGCGTGCCCTTCAGGTACTTCTGGCGGGTCATCTGGACGGTTGCCGTTCCGCCAACCAGTTCGGCGGCATCGTTGCCGTCAGCCTTGTTGGGGTTGGGCGGGTTTTCAGTCGAAAGGCCGAGATCCACGGTGAAGGTCTGCGAGCCGACACGCTTGTTCGACAGGAAGCAATCACCATCCTTGAACAGCGGAATCGCGCCGCGAGCAGGAACAGCCGGCGTTGCTTCGTCAGCATGATCTGAAATCACCGCGTCATAAGTCACCTGCACTTCTGGAAACGCGGGCTGATCCTTGGTGCTGGTCGGAACCACGACCTGAAGTGCGGTTACGCGGCAGTTCATCAGGTCGAAGCGATGGCCGTCGATATAGACTTCGTGCGAAAGCAGGATCGGATCAGCCGAAGAGATGTCCCGCATGTAGGAAAGCTGCGTCGGGATCTGATAGTTTCCGGTAACACTGGACCCGAACTCTTCAACAAATGTCGCGACTTTTCCCGAAGTGTATGACCGAATGGCCGTCATACGGGTTTTGTAGTCGCTGCCCATTGAGGCGAGAGAAATCGCCAGACCTTTGTAGAGGTCTGCCGTACCGGCTGCGCCCGCGCCGAGCGTCAGCGCCGTGCTGGTTCCAGACGAGCCCGCTTCGGCAGAGGATGGAATTGCGGTGGCGGTGCGCAATTCTGTAAACTTGGCCGCCTGAAAAATGCGCCCGAGCAGAAAAGCGTTTGCTGATGGCAAAGTGCCGCCAGGGGGGCGCAACTTCACGTTGTAGCTGAGCGTGACGCGCTTTCCGGCGATAGTGTCGCCGTTCTTGATGGGCGAGCCGGTGTATTCATCGTTGGCGATAGTCACGCCTTCGATCGACAAACTCAGGCTGGAAACCGGGATAAGATCGGCAGGCTGCGTTGGATCGGTGAAGGCATCGACCGCCACCTGAATTGCCACCGAGACGGCGGTGTTGTTCGATTTCAGAGCCATGGAGGCGTCCTTTCTTTATAGACGGTCAGGCTACATCCGCAGAAGCGGGTGCCGGTTCGGGGGTGGGCTCAGCCGGTGCCTCGACGCGCGTGGTAGCCTTCGCCAGCACGGCTTCATCAATCGGCTTGTTCTTCTTGGCGGCTTCGTGGAGAGCGTTCAGATCAACGCTCCCCGTGCCCAGAGGCGGGCAGGAGAGTTCGGCCATGGTCTGTCCTTTCGGGTTTAGAAGAGATCGCCACCAACGCCGACGATGGTGAACCAGTCGTCGCGGGGCGTGAAAAACTGCACAGTGGTTTGGAGAGATGCGGCATCAGCATCACGCATGTTTGCGCCAGAGGATGCGACATCGACCTCTTGAATGTCTTGAAGCCGCCCGCCGACCGAACGATCAGAGGCAATGGCGGCAATGATGTGGGCAATTGCCACTTGGTTGGCGCGACTGATGCTGCCGGTGGATTGAGTGGCGTTGACCGCCTCGAACTCAATCGTGGCAGTGTGGATGGTCTGGCCCTGCTCGTCCGACTGATCGACGCTCCACGTCACCGTGTAAACGCGGATTACCTTGTCGGAACCGCATTCCGCCGCTTCGCTTTCATTCGGATCGGCTTGAACCGTGTAACCGGCAAGGCCCGACCAAGCCCTCAATTGCGCGGCGAGGGCGTCCTCGATCTTGGCGATAGCAGGGTCAGACATTGACCTTCACCACTTCGAATTCCCAATGCTTGCCATCTTGAGAGCGGCGCACGTTCACGGGCTTGTAGGTGACGCCTGCAATACGGTTGATTGTCAGCCGGTCGCCATCAATCGGGCGGCGCGGAAGATCCTCGACAAGCATCTGGCAGGTGATGTCCTGCGAGATGACTTGGCCGGTGGATATGTCCCGAAGGGCTTCGGCAAAGTCGCCATAGACCTTCTTCGCGACATAGGAGCCGCCGACCACCTTGTACTGAATGCCATCCCCAAGCGCATCCATGCAGACGCGGTTCAAGAATTCATCTTCCAGATCTTCCAGCGCCGGGTATGTCATTCTGTTTCGCCGCCGTCGCTGTCACCAGCGGGAGGCGCGTCATCGCCTTCACCTTCACCCTCGCCGGTCTGATCATCACCCGATCCTTCACCGTCTTGAGTAGCATCGGCGTCCAGTTGCGCTTGTGCTTCAGCAGCAGCGGTAGCTTCGGCTTGAGCGATCTTTTCATTTAGTTGCTCAAGCGACCAACCGGGAAAAGCCTTCTTGCCCAAAACTATGCCATAGCGAGCACGGGCAGTCTTGAGTTCATCGTTATCCGATGGCTCAGCAGCAGCGGTAGCTTCGGCCTTGGGCTCAGCGTCTTCAGCAACACCAGCGGCGATCATCTGCAAAGCCCGCGCTTCGCTCAATTCGCCTTCTTCACCTGCATTGATAACGACCATCTGACCGTTATCGAATTCGATGATCGTAGCGATGGCTTTGATTTTCATGGGGTTTCCCCTTGTTTTTCTGAAACGAAAATGGGGGCAGCGCTCAGGCTACCCCCATTCGGTTGCCCTTTCGGACAGTTACGTGTTGCGGCCGCGCAGCAGCACTTCGGGGCGGGTGCAGATATGCAGCGGGTAAGCGTACACTTCTGGCTGCACCCACATGTTGCGCTGGGTGTCGCGAACCAGCATCGAGTAAATGTCGCGACCGATGGTGTTGACCGTTTCGAAGGTTTCACCCGGGCCGTTGATGCGACGGAACAGGCCGGGGACGCCCTGCACGATGAACTTCACCTTATCCACGCCAATGGCGACGGTGCTGTTATCATCGGTCCCCTGATAGTTGACCCAATCAATCTCACCCCAACGGAAGGATGAGAAGACTTCGCCAGCGCGCAAACTGGCTGCATCAGACCAGTTGAGGTACGACTTCTCAACTTCGCTGTGCGAGGTGAACTGGTCAAAGAACGTATCGCCGCAGAGAGCGATGATACGGATACCAGGAGCGGCTTCGCCCAATGCACGAATGATCGTGCGCTTGACGTTCTTGACCAAAGCCATAAGCGCACCGCGCTCAGGTGCGGCATTGTCGAGGTCGAAGTCGATTTCCGCAGGCTGCGAAATACCGAATTCGGTGAAGTAGTTGTAGAGCGTCGAGTTGTCAGAATCCAACAGGATTCCCTGAATTGCACCAAGGCGGTGATATTCGAGCGTCAAAGCCACCTTGCGGAGCATTTTCGCCTGCTTCTGAGCAACCTTCTGCACAACTGTTTCCAGTTCGCTTTCGGTGCCGAATGCGCGAATTCCCTGAATTTCCGAAGCGAACAACTGATCGCTGTCGGCAATGCGAGGAATGTTGAAGTTGCGCATGGAGCGCTTATCGGTCGTGCCCATGCCCGGCGCAGTGCCGCGCTGGCTGGTCTTGATAAGCTGAAGCGTCTGCCCAACCTGCTCGATCGAAGCAATGTTGTTTTCGATACCTTCGCTTTCGAAAAGGTTGAGCGAACCCAAGAAACTGGGAACGGTTGGCATCTTTTCGACGCCACGAGTCATCGACACCAGCGAGAAGGCGTCGTCATTGAAAATGTCCATGTGAGCCATGGGGGAAATTCCTTTCAAATAGGCTCCGCCATTCCCGAATGGCTAGGCCATACGAGTCAGGCTTCGGATTGTCGGTTGGATCAGGCCGTCTTGATGCCGAGGGCCAAAAGATCGGCGCGACCCTTGGCGATCTGGGCAGCGGTTGCGCCAGACTTCCAAGTAAGGTCGTTGATGTTGACCGTGGCAGGACCGCGAACAACGGCCGTGGTCAGCACATCGGCTGAAGTTGCGTTGGTGGCCTTGAAAAGAATTGCGGCCGCAACCTGTGAGCCATCGGTGGCCGTTGGGTTGTGCTCTACGAACTTCTTGGCGGTCTGAGAACCGCTGTAGGCAACCGCCACAGGGATGATGTCACCAACCAGCCAGTCATTGGCGCCATCGGAAACGGTGAGGTTCAAACCGCCGTTGTAGGCGGTGCCGATGGTCAGAATGCCGTCGAGCGTGCCATCCGGTTTGATGACCTTGAACTTGCCGGTCGCACCTGTGGCGGTGCATTCCAAGGCCCAGTTGCCAGCAGGAACGCCAGCATCAGCCGTGACGGCTGAGACGGTTCCGTTCCCAACGGTTCCGCCGACACCCGAAACGGGAGTGCCAGCAGTCGCGGTAGGCGTGCCGGTTTCAATTGCGCCAAGAACAGCGCCAGCTACCAGATTGCCGGTATCAAGAGTGATTTCTTCGACATGGTAGCCGATGCCCATTGCCAGTTCGCCAATGAACTCGCCTTCATGCTTTCCTTCGGTAAGAGTCGTCATTTCCGGTTTTCCTTTTTCGGAAAGAGGTTACTTCGCCGAGTTTCCGGGCATACGGGCGATTACCCGGTCCCACACGGCGGTTGCATTCGCAGCGGTCGATGGCTTTCCGCCTGCGTCCGCGTCGATTTCGGAGTTGCTGCCTTCGTCAATCGCGGCTTTCATTTCAGCGCGAGCAGCGGCGTCAGCGTCCACCCCGGCCGAGGCCGAAGCAGATGAGGTAGCGGGGGTCTTGCCGAGCAGTTTGACCAAGCCCGAAGCAGAGAGTCCGTTGAAGTCATCATCGGCCAGCATGGAAAGGGCCAGATCAGCCTTCCCCTTGCAATTATCATCGGTGGCGACTGCCAGAGCGACAGCCTTGACGCGGGCGGCGGCCGAAGCATCAGCGCTCGCTTCCGAGCCCTT